CGATGTTTCTACATACACTGTAAGGTATTACTATTATGCAACTCATTCTGACATGGTTGCATCAACAGATACACCTACCATACCAGAACGATTTCACGATGTTATAGTGAATCGTGCACGTTATTATACACACATGCTTCGCTCTGACACTCAGTTTTCTCAGCTTGCGCTACGAGATTACGAACAAGGTTTGAACCGTATGCGTGTCGAACTTATCAACCGTAAGGATTACATGAGGGCCGTATAATGCCAGATACCTCGCTACTCAGCCCGTTCGTAGTTCGTTTAGGCGGCGGATTGGTTCTGGATAAAGATACTTTTTCACAGCCACCGGGTTCTGCAGTACAGCTAAAAAACTTTGAACCTGATATCAATGGTGGGTATCGTCGTATCAACGGGTTCGATGAGTTTGATACAAACCAAATAGGCGGTTCATCAGGTACGGTTCTAGGTGTACACATTTACAAAGACCAAGTTATTGCTGCAAAAGGAACCTCTGTATTTAAAAGCACGGGCAGCGGCTACACTAGCATAGACACCGGAAGAACCAGTGCAGGACGGTACAACTTTGTAAACTTTAACTTTGATGGCACCGACAAAATGATTATGGTTGATGGTGCCAATCTTGCATCAGTTTTTAACAACACAACAGTAACTGACGTAAGTGCATCTGGCAGACCTGCAGACCCAAAGTTTGTAGAGATATTTAGAAGCCACGCATTCTACGCTGGCATGTCTGCAAGTCCTCAAGAACTCATATTTAGTGTACCGTTTGATGAAGATAATTTCAGTGCAGCAGACGGTGCGGGTTCGATAAAGGTAGACGGTGTTATTGTAGGTATCAAAGTCTTCCGTGAAAACTTGTTCGTTTTTTGTGAAGATTCCATATTCAAAATAACAGGTTCAAGTTTGTCTGATTTTGCAGTAGTTCCTGTCACCAGAAAGATTGGTTGTGTAGACGGCTTTAGTATACAGGAGATATCTGGTGATATCGTGTATCTTGCCCCTGACGGTTTACGAACAATTGCTGGTACCGAAAGAATCGGGGACGTGGAACTTGGCACCATATCCAAACAGATACAGCCCCGACTAGACAATGTTACAACCGACAGAATATCATCCCTTGTAATCAGAAGCAAAAGTCAATATCGTTTGTTTTTTCCGGGGGACTCTCAGGCAGAATCTGCCGCTGCGGGAATTATTGGCGTAATTAAAGCAGGAGTAGATGGCGGGGTAGGTTGGGAATATGCAGACATTGTAGGAATAAAAGCTGCTTGTTGTGCATCAGGATTTATTAACGGCGTTGAAACTGTCATTCACGGGGGGTATGACGGGTACGTATACAAGCAAGAAACTGGTAAAACATTCAACAGTACAAACATATCAGCCTTGTATGAGTCCCCTGCATATACTATGGGAGATGTCGGCGTCAGGAAGATGATGCAAAGAATTATCTGGAACTATAATAACGAAGGCCCAGTGGATTCAGACTTCCGTATCAGATATGACTTTGGTTCCACAAGCATACCTCAACCTGCAGCTTATCCTCTTACTATAGGTGGTTCATCCGCTATTTATGGAACAAATACATATGGCACAGCCGTATACGGTTCATCAGGTGAACCAATCGTTAGACAGAGCATAGAGGGTAGCGGGTTTACAGTTTCGGTTCGTTTAGATGACGCAGACGGAGCCGACCCCATTTCAATAAAAGGATACCAACTGGAATTTACACCGGGTGGAAGGAGATAAAATATGGCAGGATATACCCGTCAATCGACATTTACAGATGGCGACGTTATCACCGCCGCACATTCCAATGATGAATTTAATCAAGTTTTAGCGGCGTTTAATAACACAACAGGTCACAAGCACGACGGTACGGCGGCAGAGGGTCCGGTCATTGGTTTGATTGGTGACCCCGGAGTTGCTACGCCACTAAACAAAGTCGTAATTGACAATCCAAATAATCAGATAGAATTTTCAGTAGATGTATCAAGTTCATCTGTAGAGCAGCTTGTTATAAAAGACGGTATAATCGAACCAACAACGAACAATGATATAGACTTGGGTTCAACTTCTAAGAAGTTTAAAGACGGTCATTTTGCTGGTACTTTGACTGTTGCTGGTGTAGCAGTTGGTGGCGGCTCTTCTATAAGTACGGTTCTTGATGAAGATGATATGGCTTCGAACAGTGCCACAGCCCTTGCCACCCAGCAATCTATCAAAGCATACGTCGATACACAACTTACCGCTGAAGATTTGGATTTCCAAGCGGATAGTGGTGGTGCGCTTAGTATCGACCTAGATAGCGAAACTCTCACTTTTACAGGCGGCACAGGCATTGATACAAGCGGTTCAGGTAATGCTGTAACTTTTGCAATAGATAGCACTGTAGCTACCCTAACAGGTTCGCAAGCTCTTACAAACAAAACAATAGATGTAGACAACAACACTATTTCTAATATTGAGGTAGACAACCTTAAATCTGGGGTTTTGGATACAGACCTTTCTAGCGTTGCAGGAACAGATACTACACTCGCTTCTGCAAAAGCCATCAAGGCATACGTTGACGCACAGGTACAAACAGAAGATACACTTGTAGAACTCAATGATACTGACATATCTTCTGAGGCTGCTGGTCACATACTTATACACGACGGTAGTGACAGTTTTGATAACAAACCTATTTCTGGGGATATTACCCTTGCAGCTAGTGGTGCTGTAACTATCGCTAATGGTGCTGTTGAAACAGCGATGCTGAACGCTAACGTAATTAGTGGTCAGACTGCTATTACTTCAGGTTTAGATACAACCAATGATACAGTTTTACTTCACGATGCAGATGCAGGTGCACTTAAAAAAGTATCACTTGCTAATCTGTCCTCTGGTCTTGGTGGTATTACAGATGTAGTTGCAGATACAACTCCACAGCTTGGTGGTGACTTAGATGTAAACGGCAATGACATTGTGTCTGTATCCAACGGCAATATCACTTTAACTCCTAATGGAAGTGGAGTTGTAAGAGTAGATGGTTCTAATGGTATTGACATGGAATCGGGTGCCATATCCATCAAAAACTCTGGTGCGGAATCATATGTAAGATTTTATTGTGAATCTAGTAATGCTCACTACACACAATTACAAGCTGCACCGCACAGCGCATATTCAGGTAATGTAACTGTTGTATTACCAGCTTCTGCTGACACTCTTGTAGGTAGAGCCACTACAGACACACTTACTAACAAGTCAATTGATGCTAGTCAACTTACAGGCACAGTTGCAAACGCACGACTTGATGCACAATTACAGGACATAGCAGGGTTAGCAACCACAGACAGTGGATTTATTGTTGGTGATGGGTCTAACTTTGTTCTTGAAACAGGGGCTACTGTTCGAACATCTCTTGGATTAGGCACCGCTGCTGTTACGAACACCGGAACTTCTGCAGGTAACACGGTGGTCTTAGACGGTTCTGCACGACTCCCAGCAGTAGACGGTTCGCAGCTAACTAATCTTCCATCAACAGGGGCTACCGCTGGTTTTGCAGTTGCAATGGCAATCGCTCTATAGTTGACAAACATATAAATAACCAGTATAATATACTGAGGAGAAATTATGGCACAGGATTTTGAAAGAAACATTGCACGGAATGTGGGGACGAGTGAAGTAGTTCTACGAACCGCAAATTCTGACGATGCGCTAATTGGTATCAATATTGCTAATGTTACAACTTCACAAATTACAGTGGACGTGTACATCACTGGAGCAGGTGCTACTGATGATTATTACATTGTAAAAGCTGCCCCCATCCCATCAGGTTCAGCCTTACAGGTATTAGATGGTGGTGCGAAAGTTGTAATGCAAAATGGCGATATACTTAACGTCAAGAGTGATACCGCAAGCAGTGCAGATGTTTGGGTTTCTGTAGTTGACACTATTAGTTCATAAGGAATAGCCCATGCCTTTAGTTGGTAATCAAATAGCAGCAAGTTTTCAATCTAGACCTACAAGACAGGAGTTTAGTGGGG